GATGATGATGAGCCGTACATCCGGGTGCTCCCGGATGAATCCTTCCAACTGCTGGTCAAGTCCCTCGCTCACGGACTTAGCTTGCGTTGCGAAGTAGAGATTGTTGGTCTCCTCTATCCCGAACATCCGGGAGAGCCGCCGCTGCAGCCGGGCGTAATCGTCCTCCAATGCCAGGTAGAGGACGGTGCCCTGATGCACCTCGTACTCCCACAGCGGAAGCCCCATCGCCACATGATAGGCAAGCTGCCCCATGAAGAAGGACTTACCCACCTTGGGCGCACCTACAAAGAGGTAGGTGCCGCTGTACAGCAGGTCGTTCACGATGGGTCTCCGGGGTGGATACACCGTGTCGTACAGTTCGGTCATTGATATCGTGTTCAGCCCGAAATTGTTTGACTTTTTCGCGGCTTGCAGATTGATTTGCTTGTCCAAATTTGTTATAATATTGGTGGTAATTTTATCAGACGACTGTACCGCATCTGCGCCAACAGATGCACCCGGTACGGTCGTTTTTCTATTGTCCGTCATTCGCATTCCTCCTTAAGTCCGTTCAACGTCAGGGCTACCATTTGCAGGGTCTCCAGCAAGTCCGGCGGAACCTCTTCATCCACGGCCAGCCGCTGCAATTCCTGATGGATCAGCCTCATCTGGTCTCGCAGGGCTTTGTAGACCCTTGGGTTGCCTACCACGGTGATCTCCCGGTCAGTCAGGCGGCGGATAATATACTCCTGTTTGGTCAGGCCGGAGAGCTTTACCTTGGCTTCCAGAACCTCGTCCTCTTCCGGGGACATTCGGAAGGCTACTACCTTGTTCCGCCAGCGGCCTTTCTGGTCGAGTACTCGTTCCATTTTCATTCCTCCCTTCGCTCCATGTCCAGCTTCTGCGCCATCTCCTGCTGCTTTGAGGGGAAGAGGTGGGCGTACTTATAGGTGATGTCCACGCTCTCATGCCCCACCCGGTCTGCGATTGCCAGCGCCGAGAAGCCCATCTCGATCAACAGTGATACATGGGAGTGCCGCAGGTCGTGGATTCGTATCCGCTTTACCCCGGCTTCCTTGGCTCCCCTGTCCATCTCGTGGTGCAGGTAGCTCTTGGTCACCTCAAAGATCCGCTGGTCTGGCTGGACTTTGTAGAGGGATTTCAGGTAATCCCTGATCTCGTCCGTCAGAAACTGCGGCATCTGGATGACCCGGACGCTCTTGGGCGTTTTCGGGTCAGTGATCACATCCCGGCCTTTCAGCCTTTGATAAGATTTGGTGATGGAGAGCAGCCCCTTGTCCAAGTCGAAGTCTGCCGGGGTCAGAGCCAGCAGCTCGCCCTCCCGGATGCCACACCAGTAGAGGACCTCAAAAGCGTAATAGGATTGCGTCTTGTCCATCATGACCTCTGCGAATTTGAGGTACTCTTCCTTTGTCCAGAAAAGCATTTCCTTGTGCTTTTCCGACCCCATGCACCCGGCTGTGGCTGCTGCGCTTGATTTCAGCCCGTAGAACCGGACGGCGTGATTCAGAATGGCACTGAGTTGTCCATGCAGCGTCTTGAGGTAGGTCGGCGAGTAGGCCTTGCCGTTTTTGTCCCGGTAGTTCAGCATCTCGTTCTGCCATGCAATCACATCCCGTGGCTTGATCTCACTGAGCCGTTTTTCCTTGAAGTACGGCAAGATTTTCGTTCGGATGATATGCTCCTTGGTAAACCATGTGTTTTCCCGGAGGCGCTTCTTTTTGTCCGTGATATAAATTTACACAAAGGCTTCAAATGTCATGGTCAGGTCTGCCGCCTGCTGAAGAAGGAACTCCCGCTCCCACGCCAGAGCGTCCTTCTTGGTGGCAAACCCCCGTTTCAGCTTCTTCTGCTTCACACCTTGCCAGTTCTCAAAGTAGAAGGAAGCGTACCATGTGCCCTGTTTGCTGTCCTTGTAGGCTGGCATCCTATCACTCCTCTCCTGCCCCGTAGATCTTCTCCTGATAGTACCTCCTGCTTACCCGGCCTCCTACGGTCGTGTAGCCTTTGGCCCTCAGTTCCTCGTTCCACTGGGCGATCATCTTGTACGCCAGACCCTGGGAGATGTCCAGTTCCTTTGCCAGCTCGTCTGCCTTGATAAAAATGCTGTTTGCCATTTTTTGTCCTTTCCTTGTCGGTTTCGTTTCGGTGCCGCTTCATCCTCGCTGACTTCCGGCAGGCATATCCCCTTTGCGGTGCTGTGCCGTCCCCTTACGGAGCGCTCGCTTCCTTTCGGAAGGTCTTGGCGGTTTGGGTCAGTTTGGCGGTCATTCAATTTTACTAAGCATTTTTGCTTATCTTTTTGCATTCTCATTATACTAAACATATTTCGTTAAGTCAAGAGGCTTTTGGGTAAAATCTTAAACTTTTTTGTTTATTTTCTATTGCACCTCCTGTTTTTCTGTGCTATACTGGGTTCAACAAATATGTTTAAGTCAGGAGGCAATCGCATGGCAGTCGGTGACCGCATCAAACGTGCCCGTAACCTCCGAGGTATGACCCAGAAAGAACTGGGCATTGCCATCGGGTTTGAGGAGAAGAGCGCAGACATCCGTATCGCACAATACGAAAGCAACACCCGCACACCCAAGGAAGAGTTGCTCCGCAAGATTGCGGAGGTGCTGGACGTGAACTACCGTTCCCTCTATGAGCCGACCCTGTACGCCGCAGAGGATGTGATGTACACTCTGTTCGAGCTGGACGAGCACTACCCCGGCACCCGGCTCTACGAGGTCACAGACACCACCGACCCAGATTTCCCGGAAAAGCACATGGCAGTCAGCTTCCGCTATCGCCTGCTGGATGAGTTCTTAAAGGAGTGGCAGCTCCGCAAGAAGCAGCTCCGGGAGGGCGAGATCACCAAGGAAGAGTATCTGGAATGGAAGCTCAACTGGCCTCAGACTGCCGACGGCTGCGGCAGGTACGAGCCGAAGAAAAAGTGGCGTAAAGAATAAAAGACACAAAAATGCCCTCTGAAAAACTTACCGTTTCTCAGAGGGCATTCTCATGTCTCTCTTTGTGAATAATCGCCTGATAGTATCAAAGCAGTATCACAGAGCCTTTCGACTCTCAAAATATTGCGTTGCATCAATTCTTTTCAGAGTTTGCAGATTACTCGAGCTCAACTTCTGGCAGGGGATTTCTGGTTATACCATACCGTTTTTAACCTTTTGAAAAGGTCTGTTATTCTTTCTCGTACCATACGTTTATTTGAGTGTCTAAACTTTTGATGTCGATTTGATGCCGGTCACCTTTCAGGCGGGTTTCTTGGCATCCAACGCTTTGATTTCTTCGAGGGAGAATTTCGTGTACTTTGCCACGGTTTCATACGGCACATCATCGGCCAGCATCGCCAACGCACACTCTGTCAAGAATTTTTGTTCACCCTCACGAAATCCTTCTTGCCATACTTCTTCAAAAGGGTCACTCATATCTGTCGCTCCTACTTATGCGGACTTCTTGCCGTCCAAGGATCTGACTTCTTCGACGGTCAGGCCCTGCGCTTCGGCGATTTCTTCATAGGACAGCTTGCCACCTAAGAGCAGCCGCTTGGCCGCTTCAATAGCATTCTCCCGCGCGCCTTCAATTTTGCCCTCAAGCTTGCCATCTTCTCTTACTTCTTCAAAAGCTTTGCACATAGTTGCCACTCCCTTCGTGTCTTCTTTGAAATAGCGTACCCGCTGCGCCAGCACCGGATAGTTCATATCGTTCGGATTCGTGCAGGTGAAATCCTGCATCAGCCGGCCCAGCTTGGTGTCATCCTTAACTTGCGAGTTCACATAGATAATATGCGCCCCGTCACCAAATTCTTTCCCGGTCTCCCGAATCATGCGGTCGATATGATAAATCGGAAGGCCAGCCTTCAGAATATCATTTTCCGTGATGAAAATGACATAGGTTTCATACAGCTGGTCGTAGCGATCGCCCGGGTTCGTGATATTGGCATCCATCAGGCCGCTGTTATAGCGGGCTCGTCTGACCTCTGCACCACGGTCGTTGCGCTGGATCTCAATGTTATAAGCCCGGTTCTGCTCATCCACAGCCAAAATGTCCAAACGAGCCGAGCGGCCTTGAATGTTGTTCAAGCCGTACTGACTATGAACTTCACGAATCGTCAGGTCATCACGATCCAGAACCACCTGAAGCAGCACCTCAGAACAGCCCTTGTCCTCGAAAACCTTCGTCATAAAGTTGTCGTCAAGCAGGCGAAGACCCCGAAGCCGCTGCAGGTACTCTTCATGTCTGCGCTCAAAATCAAGGTCACGTTCCGTTTTATTGTCTGCCACCTGTTCACCTGCTTTCTATCAGACACATGAATGAATCATTTGTCATATAAAGAATACCATAAACCCGCACTTTTTTCAAGAAGGCTCCCATGTGCTTTCACAACCGGCTCATGCAAAAAGGGAGCAGGTATCCAAACCCACTCCCCTTTTGCTCACTTATCCGACCTCGGCGGCTCCTTTGTCGCTTTGTCGAATCCAGTTCGGTTTCTCGTCCTTGGTTCCGGGTTTTCCTCCCGGACTATGATTTCGTCCAGATCACAACCCAACGCTTCACATATCAGATCGAGATGATCCAGGTTTATTCTGTCACAAAGTTCGTTATAGTAATCACTGACGGTGTTTGGACGAATCCCCGTGGCGCGTGACAAGTCTGCTTGTGTCCATCGAAGCTCGCCTAACTTCTTGGACAGTAAAATTCTAACCATACTCGCTCGCTCCTTAACTAATGAATAGCACAAATCACACCTCCTTGTCCTCAAAATGTTACATTATAACGTGTTTCGGTATTTTCTACCAGTTTATTTTGTCAAAGAACCACAAAAGCAAAAAGCACCCCCACGGCGAATTATTTAGAGTTCCGTCTAAATTCGCCGTGGGGGTGCTTCAATTATTTGCCCTGAGTGCTCAACTCGGCCAGCTGTCTCTGGTCGGCTTCCCTATAACGCACATCTACGCTCTCCAGAGCCGCTAGATGCCGCTTCAGTTCTCCATTCCAGAAAATCTGTCCGGTTTCGCTCTCCATCCTCTCAATGCCAGCACAGATGCAGAGAAGCAGGTCGTACTCTGCCTTTCGGCTGTCCATCTGAAGGATGTACCGTTCTTTCCGCTCCGAACTAGCCTTTTCCCGCCGTTTCTCGGCTCGGTCAGCTGCGCCTTTAATGAGAAGCTGGTTCACTGTAAAGCTGATTGCGCCGCCGATCAGCGTTCCAAGGAACGCTATTGCGGCCAAAGCCCATGCAGGAACCGTAATGGTAAGTGCTTCTGTTGTCTCTGCAAGCACTGATGTCCTCCTTCCTCACTCCTCGGTCATCGTCAGCTCAATCCACCTCGTCAGGGGGAGCCGGTCTAAGAACCATCCAAGCATCCGCTTAAACATTCTTCATAACCTCCAGCCCTTTTCTGGTCGCATCGAAGGTCACTTGAACGACCTTGCGAATCAGTTCATCGGTCACAAGGAACCGCAGCGGTGCAGGAACACGTTCTCTGAGCCACGCCACAACAACCGCAAGCCGAGCCTCGCCCAGCTTGGTGCCGACGAACTCCTTCTCGGCCTTGTCGATGGCTTCCAAGGCCCACTCCGCCAGAAGGGATTTGTACCCCAGCCGAATCATGCACAATGCCACAACCACAGCGGCCAATACCAGAACCGCCCAAACAACCATAGTTTCGCTCATTTCAATGCTCCTTTCTTAGAACAGCTTTGCCAGAGCCGCCTTGGTCTTTGCTCCCACGATGCCATCAGCTGTAAGGCCATGGCTCTGCTGGAACTTCTTGACCGCGGCTTCCGTATTTACCCCGAAGATTCCATCCTGCGAAATACCAAGGACTCCCTGCAGAACAACGTTATAGATTCTCTGGGGGAACGCACTGGTTGCTTTCTGCAGATTCGCAGGTCCGAAAAGCTCTGCCGCCCAGTTCGAGGTGTAGAGCGTGGAGCCGGGCGTGTTGGGGATGTCGGCATACTGATGAACCGACACATAGCCAGTTTTCACGTCATTGATGCGGATTTCCCAGTGAAGATGGCTTCCCGTGCTATGCCCGGTGCTTCCCTCCACGCCGATCAGGTCACCGGGCTTGACCTTCTGCCCGGCCTTGACGTTGATTTGGGAAAGATGCCCGAAATACATGAAGTAGGGGCTTGTCCCGATACGGATCACGACACGCTGCCCGAAGCCCTTCTTCGGCAGCGTTGCGCACTCCCATCCAGAGCGCACCACCGTGCCGTATACCGGGCAGTACAGGCTTTTTCCGCCAATTCCAACAAGGTCATATCCTTGGTGGTAGGTTCCATCAGTCCTCAGATGCCGGTATGCTTGCGATACCCGAAATGTGTTTTTGTACGGCGAGATCATCTTGTCCACCTCCTGCCAAAAAGAAAGACCGCCCTGGAAAATCCCAGAGCGGCCCGCCGTCCCATATTTTTTCTTAGTCCTCGGTCACCAGTTCTTCACAGCCGGAATCAACCAGCAGTTCCCGAACCTTCTGCTTCAGCTTTGCAGGAACATTTGCGTAAGTCTTCTTACCCAGAATGATCTGCTGACACCACAGCATTGCCATCATTGTTTCACCCTCCTTTCCAAATAAAATTTTGCAAAGAAAATGAGCGAAGATGTCCTGCGGCTTACGCATAGACTTCTTCACTCATTTCCAGCAGGCAGTCGGTCAACATCTGCACCTGCTTCTGCAAGCCCGCACAGGTCTCAACCAGCTGCTTCATATCTGCAACGGTGTGTCCACCGCTGTCACCTGTATCATCACCGGAGCCCGGATCCTCGCCGCCGGTATTGCCGGGGTCAGGCTCCGGCTTATCCACCGCTTCGCCAGCTTCCAGCTTCTCCAGCAGTTCTTTATACTCTGCCTCGGTGATTTCCTCGGCATCCACATCGCCGTCATACACGGCCCCATTGGGCGGTTCATTCAGCCATGACGGGTGATAAATCGCACTGCCATCCCTCGGGCAGATGAACTCTGCCTGTTCCGGGGTGGAAATCATCATAACGCCACGGGATGCCAACCACCGCAGGAACACGGCGTTGACATCAATGACCTTGCCGTCAGCAAAGATTGCATAAAAAATCATGCGTACACTCCTTCCATTCGATATCCATGGAACAGCCGCCAGTACAGCGACAGCATCTGCTTTCTGGTGCGGTATGCGTCGGCTTGGTAGGAGTTACCGAACCACGCCGCAAAGGACGAAAACACATCGTCCAAGGTCATAATCCCCCGGCGAACCATCCCAGCGAACTTTTTCAGCTTGCGCCGCATCCGAACGATACCGGCCCGCACGAGGTTCTTCACCAGATGCCCTGTGTCCGTTACCCTGTAATAGATCTGCAGGAACTTCATGCCCTTGGAGGCTTTCGTGATGGCTGTTTTCTTAGGATTCATCGCAAGCCCGACTTTGGCGGCTTCTCCCTTGATGGTCCGGCCAATGACCTTCAGTTCCTCTTTCGAGGGGCCAGCGGCCATAGTATCGTCCATGTACCGCTCATAGGCTCGGATTCCCAGCTTGTCCTTCACGGCATGATCGATGCCGTTAGGAATCGCCAGAGCCATGATCTGGGATTCTTGGCTTCCCAAGGTCATTCCAACACCCCGATGATGCTTCAGGTCATCTGCCCTTTTCAGCCGTACAGCTTCGTCCGAGATGCCCTCCAGTTCGCTTTCCTGATACATCCGGGCCACCTTCATACCAAGGCCCTGAAGCATCCGGTCCGTCTTGCACTGCCGGAAAACACGCAAGCAGTCTTGGTGCCGGAGGCTGTCAAAGAACTTCTTGAAGTCCCCCGTCATCAGGTAGAACGCATTTCCGTGCCGGTTTGCCAGCTCATGCAGGAACATTTCCAGCCGGTTCCGGGCATCCGTAACGCCGCGGTCTTTCGTGCTGGCCGGGTTATCTCGAATAAGGCTTCGTTCCGTCAGGGGAACGAGGCAGCTGTCGCACAGACACCCCTGCACAACACGGCAGTCGATCATAACCGCATGGATTTCCCGCAGTTTTCCCCGCTCATGGAGAAATATCTTCCGAATCGTCATATCCACGTCGAGCTTTCCTGCCCGCAGTGAATCCTTCATCCGCTTCAGCTTCAGGATGGCATGGAAAAGGAACCGCTGTACGTTTCCCTTCCACTCCACGCCTTTCCGCCGCTTCCGCAGCGATTTCATAAGGTTCTGAATGGTAAAGACCCACTCAAATTCTCCGAAGGGGGTGACTGCTCTCAGCCGTTCTTCCCGGCATTTGATTTGGTCGAGTGCCTTGATACGCATTTCCGCATAGGGGGTGCGCACCTCCAAGGCAGATGCTATCTGCTCCCGCACGGGCTTCCCATGCCAGAAGCAGCGGCGGGCGGCATCATTGGCGGCTACGGTCAGCAGTTCCAGATCTATGCTTCCCTGCTCCCGCCATGTGCCATACGCCTGCGCTTCTCGTTTTGCGGCCTTCCGAGCTTTACTCCGCTCTATCCTGGCCTGTATCTGTTCTCTGTTCGTCAAATGAATCTACGCCCTTCCTGCTACTTATTGTGTGCGCTCTAAACAGGTTTGCGAAGCGGTGATGAAACAGGCCCTGCACATGACCTGCCATGAAAGAATCGTCCCGCCGCTCCGATCAGGGACACCGATACGGTGTGCCAGCCTTAAAGCAGGCCAGCCATCAATTTACCGCCTTTGCAGACGGATGGTTGCACATTCCTTCTAAATTCTCTGGATATTTTCACCCTTATACATGGTTACTTCAAAACTTAGAATCCGGGGCATGATGCCGTAACTATTATTGGAGTTGTTATAGTCGTTGTTACCGTTATTGTTTACATTCCAATAATTGTTGGTATTGGTGGGATAAGCATCGCGCAGCCAAAAACAATTAAAGCCTTTTCTAATGTGCCACCAGTGTTTTTTACTTCAATCGCCCAAAACGCTTCTTGTCAGAATTTCGGACGCCTTGAATCAGTTTGATACACTCATTGATTTGCCCGGCCCACTCGTCCATCGTATTCTCGCTGTACAACATAACGTTCCACAGTGCATACAGCGGCCGCTGCAACCCATTCAGGTTGTCGATCGCTCGTTTGAAATACTTATCCCGGGCCTCATACTGCTTTCTTGTGGACGGGATGCCGTCATTGCCACGCAGAACGCAGAACAACGCATCATCCACAAATTGCAGGATTTGGTCTGATAGATGGTCTTTGTATTCCAAGGGAACAGCACATATTTTCGAGTAGGTGTACTTGTGCAGATCCCGCATTTTGTTGACGAAAATATGATCGTCCGAATATTCCAGCTCAAATGTCCGAATCATCGGAACCTCTCTTTCTCCGTCACCATAGCGGGCCGCACCATCAATCAGCGCAAGCTCTTTACATACTAGGTCTGTCCATTCCCGCCTTCCCCCTTCCTTCGTATCGAAAAGGCTCCAATATACAGCCATCGGTTTCTGAAGGGTTATCAGGTATCGGGTTGCCCGGTCAAATAGCTTACGGCGATATTCCCGGCCTTCTTCCGTTCGGGCATCACCTTCATTCGCCATGATGACCGCATGATACGCCGCCATTATCGGCTGCATCAGCTTCGGTCGAACGAGCTTTTGATACCGTTTCGGGATGCTGTCGCATCGCTGGACTGTAAGCCGTACAAGCCTTGCGCAGTTCATCTCAAACTCTGTTGAGGCCTGTTGACGTTTCCGGGCAAGAACAGACATTTTGCATCACCTCCCTTTGTTGTGGATAGCATACCACGCATTTTCTGTTCTTGCAATTAAAATTTTCGGCGGCTTACGCCGCCTGTTCGGGCCATTTCTCACCTTCTGCTTGGGCGGACTGTCGCCGCCCAGATTTTGGCAGATTTCACAGATGAAGCCGGGGCATGATGCCGTAACTATTATA